CCCTGTTTACATGTTGGGCAGTTATCATATGTATGATAAAACTTCACGTCTTTTTGAAGACTCGATAGTTTAACATTCAAGTCGACCTGAAGGGCCTTCAATTGATCTAGTTGAGATTTAGCATCTGGTTTATCTTCAATCGTCTTTATAGTTTCTGTAATTTTATTATCTATCTCTTCTATTAGAATATCTTTGGATTCAATGAGAGATATTTGTTCACGCATTTTTTCTTTAATACGTGTAACTTCGTTTTCTTTTAATTTTCGTATAGATTCATTATGTTCTTTAGCTGCTTCTATTTTGCTCTTGATCAAATCTAGTTGATATTTAACATCTGATATATCTGACTTATTTGTGTTGGTTTTTTCTTTCAGTAGGTTGTTCATAGTACTAAAAATCTGAATATCAAGAAGATCTTCGATAACTTCGCGCCTGTGGAATGAAGGTAATTGCATAAATGGAACAAATGTTGAACTACCAAGCACTACAACTTGTCCAAATGACTTATAGTTCATTTTGAGAATATTTTCTTCAAGATATGTTTGATAATCACGAGAAGATGCATCCTGATTTAGAAGAATATTGTCTTTCCAAATTTCGAATATATTTGGTTTCATTCCTCGTTTAATGAGATATTCAGCGCCATTTGAATTGAATTTTACCTCAACAACGAGGTCGCGTTGATTGATAGAATTCATTAACTGAGGCTTGTTGATCTTGCGAAATGCTTTGCCGTATAACGCAAACGTAATTGCGTCCAGCAACGTGCTTTTTCCACACCCGTTTTCTCCGACTATCAATGTACTTTTGTTACGATTGAGATCAATCGATGTCCAGGAATTACCCGTTGAAAGGATGTTTTTATACTTAACGCTAGTGAACGTTAACACTATATTTGCTTCTTTCTATTTTGTTTTTTGGCGGTGTTCTTATCTAATGCATATTTCGCATGAGGTAATGAACCAAACCAAGTAATATGTCCATCAGAATATTGAACTCCATACTCGGTTTCTCCCGAGTTGAGTTTGCGCTCTACTATCTTTGCCTGCATTATAGACTGAGGGCTTCCTGATATAGATCACGAAGAAACTCGTTAATTCGAGCCTTGTCAGCCTTCACTTCCAGACCTTCCACATAAGTCTTAAGAAGAGATAAGGTATCTTGAGCTTCGTCTACAAGCTCGCCTTCACTAATAATGTCGAAGTTTAAGTGATCTTCTACGACCTTAATATCTGCACATCCAGCTGATTGTAACTTATCTATGAATAAGTCAAACACGTACGGATTGTTCTTCTTTTTTACTATAACCTTAACATAGGCCTGTGTCAATGGCGAAACATCAATTTCAGCAATATCTTCTACGCTGAGATCTTCATCATCGTAATCAAGTTTATGAAATATTGAAAATTGATTTTGAACAAATTCTATTTCGCATGTTTCTGTATCGAAGATATGAAAGCCACGCTTTCCCCTGTAATCTGTCCACGTCATTTCATATGGTGCACCAAGATAAGTGATATTTTCATGAGAGGATGGGTGATGGTAATGGCCAGAATACACAGATGAGAATTTTTTAAACTCTGATCGATCTAGTCCATGATCTGACAATTGTCCTTTCATCATTTCGAACCCAGCAAATTCAAAGTGTCCCATTAACACCTTTGCTTTGGTTTCCTTGAAAGCTTTGAACGATACTTCTGAGTTGCTCGAACAAATCCATGGCGATAGCATAATATTGCAGTTTCCAAAGTTAAGAGTAACTGGTTCATTAACATACACGTTATAGTTTTCATACTCTTTCAGTAGTAAGTCTATTGTATTTACTTCATTTGTGTTCTTAAAAGATGTATCGTGATTGCCAACTACACCATGAACCGTAATATTTCTATCTTTTAGAGGATTAAGAAACATCTCTTTTGTACGCTTAAGCGTAACAAAATTCACATATTTTCTTCGATCGAAAAGATCGCCGAGATGTAAAAGTGTTTGAATTCCTCTACGTTCAAGCTCTGGAAAGAAAACATTTGAATAGAACTTTTCTTGATAATCTAGGAAAATTTTTGAATCACCTCTAGTACCAAAATGTGTATCATTAATGATTGCTATTTTCACGCTTCGTCACCATAGAAAACCTCAACACCTTTCTTTTTCACCGAAGTTTTCTTTTTGCTTTCCATCGACGCTTCATATTTTTCAACAAAATTGTTCATATAATCATTGTTCGTTTCTGATAATGAAGAACTACCAAAATCGCTGTTTTCGCCTTTCTCAAATACAGTGTTTGTCAGAATAGAATTTTCTAACACTTTATGTCGAATGTATGTTTGTTTTTTTTCTTTGTGAATGCGCCTAATGAACGCAAAATATATTACTTGAGTGAAATAAGCAAATGGATTATTTGATTTTTCTGGATCAAAGTTATTAATACACATGATAGCATTTTCTAATCCATCAGCAACCATGTCATCTCTATAAGAGTAATTTATAAAGTTTGGCCTAAACGCCAATCTGTTTGCTATCTGATAGATACACTCTCCAATGTAGTTTGGAATTCTTGGTAGTTCTTCACCACTGTCTTCGGCTTCACGAACTGCCTTTTTGTATTTTACCATTGCTTCTAGAAATTCTGCGTTATTCACATAATTTCGCTTTGCCTTAACTGCTTTCGCCATGTTCACCTCTGTTTACTTTTAAAATACCATACTAAGAGGCAAATGTCAACCATAAAATTATCGAAAATAGTTGTTGACATCTTTTCTAGGTATGGTATAATACCTTTATGGTTATCATATAACTCTAATGTTTTCTAACAGTATTTTTGGATTCTATCATAGCTGTGAAGATATCTTCAAACTCTTGATTCATCGATGAATCCTCTGTCATTGTCTTACGACTAGCATGTTCCTGCTGCTTATGGATGAATTCATCATAATATTCTGCTGCCGTATTCGATGCCTTGCTAAGCAAGATTATGTTAGACTTATCGATCACCGCAGAATTTGTATCTGCGAATAACAACCAGCTTTTAGCAAATAATCCTAAATGTGGATCAATTGATACTGTAATCGGTGATTTGATTTCTATTAGATTTGTGGCAATATCATCTATATAGCCTAAAAGATCTTCTCCGTTTTTAAACTTAATATGATAGAGTTCCATTATTAGCCTCCTATATCAATGCTTAGGATTTTGAATTGAAATCCCTCATCTCCGTATATTTTAACGCGCTCTATAAAATGTTTTATTGCAAAATTTTGAGAATTTTTCCATTGAAGATCATCGACAATGTCGTATAATACGGCATGCGACTTGTCTTTACCTTTTCGCAAGACTCTGCCAATTGATTGAAGATTGCGAATCTTACCCTTTGAAGGCGACGCAAATATCAAATTATCAAGTTCTGGAATATTTATACCAGTCGAGAAAGGTACCGTATGAAGCACAAATAATGTTGCGTTCATACACCTCCTTCTTTATGTTTGTTGGTTTCATTTTTCTTTTCTATTATTCTTTAAGTTTGTTTTTATCCAATTGTTAGATACATCATGTTCGAGTGTAACATCTTTAGCAAAGATAATTTCACCAGAGCTCAATAAAACTTTATCTTCTGCCTTTAGCTTTATTGTGTCTTTTTCAAATGTTAATTCAATAAGTTCACCTCTTGAATTACGTACTTCATGTCTAATGTTTTCACGATCATCTGTTTTTACACCACCATGAACAAAATGCACATTGTGATCATCTGATTTCTTTAACATATCATATAAAGCTTGACCGTGCTTATCTACATATTGAAATAGAATGAGGGTGTTACCCTTTAAATTCCATGCGAGATTTCGAATAAACCTATTCCTGAATTCATTACGCACTATCCAATCAATTTCTTCTTGATAAGTTTTACCCTTATTCTCTTTCCGAATATCATCGGGATATTTAAGAACCAGGGCCTTTATATTGAATTGAGATAACACATTGTTATCTATAAGTGTTTTAGTTTTTGTTACTCGAAATAATTCACCAAACAATCCTTCTAGTATTAATTTATGAGCAAGCGCATCATCAATAGTTCCAGTTAAACCATAACGATATTTTACATGCGGCATCTTTTCGAGTATAGAAGTGAGAGATTTTGCCTTAAAAAGATGTGCTTCATCACCAAAAACAACATCGTATTTTTCGAAAAATTGCTTCGGCATTTTATATAAAGACTGCCAAGTACTTATAGTAATCTCTGCATCAACAGTCTTATCAACTCCTCCTCTGATCTTGTGAATATTCATCTTCTCGCCATTGTTGTATTCAACAAAATCAGATGCCATCTGATCAACAAGAGAAGTTGTTGGTACTACAATAAGTATTTTTCGATCAAGCAACAGATGATGAGCCATGATCAAGTAAATTAT